CCGCTACACTAAGTACCGTAGTAGCTTTATCGGATCTTTAGACCTCTGTAACGCCAGTTTCAACGTTGTGTCTTTCTCCGATGATTGTATTACGTCCAACGCCATTCCCACCAGCGCTGCCTTCCCGTAACCTGCAGTCTGTATTTGCCCTTTGAATGCTTTGTATATTGCTTTGACATTATAACACCACCGTTCCTCTTTGTTCGAAACAACTCTTATTTGCTTCGACTTAGGAGCAACAGCTTCATATGTCGCCTTATACATTCTCTGGGTTATGTATTCCAGTCTGTCTTCCATTCCTAGTTCTTTCGCCACCGCTCTCGAATAATCGAACACACCCTGTAAGTTTGGTAATAATATTTCTTTCCCTATATTATCTCCCTTGAGCACTGCTACATCGACATCTGAGTCAATTTGTTCTGAAATGCCTCCTGCAACTCTATGTATGTTCTTAATTTTATAAAAGTCTTCGACTTTCATTGAGCAGATTAAGGCTTGCCTTTCGTAGTATACTTGTCTCAGTTTCGCTATTGTTGCTATTGACATCCCTCTGTTTCTGCAATCTGAAAACCTGCTCTCCATTGACTCCACGAGGTCTCTCGCGTCTAACGATAACTTTGACTCTATTCTGGAATGCATTAACGTGGCTACAGCTCTAGTGAGGTACTGCCCTTTACTACCTCTAGCATGGTCTATCCTTAAGAATTCAGCTATTCCACCGAACGCACACTTACTAGGCTGCACTCTGACATTGTACTCTTCTCCTTTCTTTAGAGACCGTTGTGCTGTGACAAGATTTAATGTTCCTATCAACACATCATCACCGTTATGCAAGCTAGATCCCCTCGCCTTGGTATCCTGACATATAAGGTCTGTGTACACAGCGTTGAGTACAGAATTGACAAAGGTTGTCAATCGCCATCCTGACAGTAGCGTCCCTTCAGACTTATACTGTGTTTTCAAACCCATGTTATCGTTAATTATCGTGTGTTTCAATGATCTAGCTGTCCATTCAACAGCTTCTAACTGTTCCGGTTCAAAACTATCTCTGAACACGTCCCCGTAGGCATTTATCACTGCTTGCATTGATGAAACACTGTGTTGGCTGTTGAAGTCTTCGAAATCTAAGCAGTAAGGTAGTCTTCCCCTCAAAACACCAGCCACTCTGTTAACTACATTTGCATCATTGGCATCTTTGCCAACCGGAAAGCGTCGTGGCAAAACATTTTCACAGTTGTAAAATGCAAAGTTTGATACTATGTAACTGGTTATGTCTGTACCGTAGATAGCCCTCAGCTTGCCCCACTCATACTTAACAGATGACCACGCGTGAAGTTGGGGCGGTCTACCTAAGAAGTGGTCCTTACTATACCCCGGCATATTCGATATAGCTATAAACTTATTTTTAAGGTTACGATCTGTCCTCACCACATACTTTTCATCCTCTGCATACTGTGAATGCACACTACCTGCGGCACTCCACTGCCACCTAGAATTCCAATATTTTTCCCATTTCATCTTTATCGGCTTTCTACCGCATGCAGAGGCTGAGATAAATATGGCGGCAGCGGCTTGGTACACTGTCTCATAATCGAACTTAGTCACATTGGGATTAATTCTGTGATCCTTCTCTTCTGCCCAATCCACTTCACCATCTATCCTGTTGATCAATGTATCAATTTCAAATATGCTCCTTAAGTCTTTCTCCACAATGTTTTGCAGTGATTTCGCTTCAACTGATATATTTTTCGCAACTACCTTAAATTCCTTTATTGAGTGAGTTTTAAAGAGCCCAGTTCCATCCATCAACACTTGCATCTCTTCGTCGAGAGTGTCAAACCATAATATGACTCCTGCTGCCATACTTAACGTTGCGTCTCTTGGCAATCTCGTGGCCGGAGACGCTAATACCTTTTTGCTTCCCAGCACTTTTATCATTTCATCAACCGTGAAATGTAGATGATGCTGGGCCGTTATCTTTGTATTCGACAAGTTTGACAACATTAGCCTGTCCATTTTCGGATTATTACTCCTGTCAGGATACCTATCCCGGAACAGCGGAGCAAGATTTAGTGGCTCAGATATATCTATCGATTCGTACAAACCGTTAAAATGTCGTGTCATTATAGATATCACCTCTTTTCTCCTAGTTAAGAGATATTGATCGACCAGTGCATACCTGTACGACATAGCCGAACCGCTTAACCTCACCCCTTTGATAACAACCCCATGCAATATGAAATTGCATTCCGAATCAGACGTCGGACATTCATCAGTCCCTACTAAAATATGTGTTGCGTCTTTGAACTCGACGGCTTCGAACGTGACCTTACCGCCGTTACTTCTCCTTAGAATGCACATCGGAACGTTACCGTCACGCATTCTGAATTGTAACCGCATTCCATTTCGTTGATTTTTAATTACAGATATAGCTGCTATCGAGCTTACATCTGTAGTATCCCTGTAAGTGGTAACAAAAGCATTTTCTTCAATAGGTAAATACCCTTCTGAGTGATTTTCTATTCGACATCTTCGGCAGGGCCTGTTTCCTGATCCATTTCTAGCGGTATTGTGTGGGCAACCGTTCCCTTTACTATGGGTACCGCGGGCATTATCTCCGGTTGTGCCGCGTGAAAATCCTGCCGCCTAATTCCTGTGCGATTGTAAGAAACAAACCTGGTCTTTTCAAACCCAGACGTTGCACCGACATGGAACTTGGTAGCTACTCTGCGAGAATCAACTACCATGACCGGCCTGTGCACTAACTTTCTTCTGCGCCAAGCAGACACTTCAATGACAGGTTGGTCAAAAGACACATGACACACTCCGTATTGAGCTATATGCGCGGCGTCAGGTAAGTCGGAGGATCTTCCTTGTCTAGCTGTTGAGCTAGTAACCCGCATAATATCGAAAGTTCTGGATCTTCCAAATAGTTCGTAAACAGCTATGACAGAATCTTCAGAATTGGCATAAGTTGGATATAATTCTCCTGATCTGAAATGTTCCACATTCAAGTGGTGACCGAATAACCTGTAAGTATTCGCCATCTTAGCAGCGTCTTCTGGTGTTACTAGCCCATTTCTGTCTGCAGAGAAACTTTGTTGTGGGTGAAGATGGTGCAAGACAGGATAGTCTGAGCTTACAGCTCCCAGCAATAGTGAGCCTGACACAAACTGAGGTACTGCATCAAAATATACAGTTCCTGTATGTTGCTTGTCGAAAACTTCACTTACTATCATTTGTTTGATGCCATACATGCCGGACAAATCAAATGTGACATGACAGTTGTCTGTGAAACAACTGTTAGTTTCTTTTCCAGTAACCAAGCTAATCATAGCCGCCCTTGCCGGCACTGTATTTAAAATACCTAATTCTGCGTCAGTAGATACGAAAGCATCAGTCCAATCCGCGCAATCTTCGGAAAAATTAGATACCATGCCATAAATGCCCAACCAAAATGCATAGTTAAGAATCGAGGACACAGACACAAAATTGCTCGGACTCTTAGATTCGTCAAACGTGAAGGTTGAGGCGTTTAAGTCATGTACATTAGGTTCACCCACTAAGTTGCTCGGTATCCTTGCTCTAGTTGGTGAGAACTTTGACAAATTTACATTGGTTAAAGCTTTTGACCAAAGAATGCTTTCATGATATGACGGCATGGGCTGGGTCGCAAGTGTGCCTAAGAGCTCCAGCGCAGAAGCAAATTCCTGCTCTACTCTATTCAACCTGACATAATCCATTATCCACAACCATATAACATTAGGTTTTTGCCAATAGTCACCGTGCAGTTTGATCGCTGCGGAGGGGCTTAAGCCAATAGGATCAAATAGTAGTTCATCGAAATCTAAAGGTGCGATAGGGATGTCGGCTGATAGGCCGGAATTACCGTCCGCTCCGGCTGCATGGGCTATATAGAACGATGTCTGATCAACACTGTTACTAGAATATTTTATGACGTACGGCCTCGTCCAGAAATTGGTCGAATCGCGATATTCTACAGAATAAGAAAAGTCTTCATCAGTCCTAGGCGGGCCTAGGTTTATATCGACTGATCGTTCACCGTATTCACCATACATTGAGAAACCTACATGCGAATCTTTAAATGAGGAATGTTGAACCGTAAATTTACCATTACTGCCAGACATGTCTTTATACAGTTTAGCTTTGAACCAAGATACTAACATGTTGTAAATAAAAGCCTCCTGGCTATCTACCAAATTATCAGTGCTAGCAAGAGCCTTTAACTCGTCTCTACCAAGTCTCATACCCGGAACGGTCCTAGAGTACTCGTCAATTGCTCTCAAAGGATCGTAAACTCCATCCTCATCTATGTACCTCTTATTATAACCGTAAAAGTTGGATTTTGGGGTAGGGCTTGAGATCCTGTATTTGGCACCAGTAATCTGAAAGTTAGACGCCAATTCCAGCCCACAGGAATATTTCATACCTTTCATGTCTACTATGGCTCGTGTTTTGTTAACCATTGTAAATCTGCCATCACCGAGACGGGGCTCGAAAGCCGCTCCTATTCCTAACTTAACGAAACTGTTTACGTATTCTGTCAACATGGGGATTATCGG